AACCTCCACCGGTCTTGGTTCGTCTAAAACTCTTTTCCAGATTTCCACGGTAATCCTCTCATGTTGTGCCACATGAGTATTGTACAGGATAATTATGAAAATATCGCAAGCAGGAATTAAATTAATTGAATCTTTTGAATCGTTACGCCTAAAAGCTTACCCAGACCCGGGAAGCAAGGATGGAAAACCGTGGACTGTCGGGTTTGGCTCTACAGGTCCAGATATCGGACCCGGCACCGTATGGACAAAGGAACAAGCCGACGCTCGTTTCGCTAAAGACCTCGCCCGCTTCGAGATTGGCGTATCCAAATCCGTCAGCGTTGACCTCAAGCAGCATCAGTTCGACGCGCTTGTGTCGTTCGCCTATAACGTGGGGCTCGGTAATTTCCTGTCGTCAACCTTGCTCAAGATGCTGAACGAGGGTTATACGAAAAATGCCGCGCTTCAGTTCGGCCGCTGGAACAAAAACGACGGCAGGGTTATGGCTGGATTGACTCGCCGCCGCGAAGCCGAACGTAAATTGTTCTCCGGAGAACAATAGATGCCGACTTGGCTACCTTGGCGATTCCTATCAGGGCTCGCGTGTGGCGCGTTCGTCGTTTACCTTTGGCATGACGCAGCTTCTTCACGTGTGGCTACTGAGCGAGCTAACGAGCGGCTAGGGTCGGCATTCGCAGTCATTGCCGCCAACAAGTCAGACGAAGCCATCGCATACTCACTAGAGCGCGTATTAACCGACTTAAAGCTCACAGAGAGAACTATTATTCGTGAACGCGAAAAGATTGTTGAGATTCCTGTTTATCGCAACGTCTGTCTTGATCCTGCCGGCGTGCAGCTCGCAAACGACGCAAAGAACGGGCGTGTCACAAGCAAGCCTGTTGCAGCCGTGCCAGATTCCAAGTGATCTGGCAGGCGTCTCGGGAAAGGATGCGTTGATAGCATTGACTGAATGGGGCGCGGCGCTTAGAGAGTGTTCTGAGCGGCATGATGCGTTGATTCGTGCTGCTTCCGGCGTCCAGCAATAAACGCCCGACCTTCTGGCGACTGAAAACCGACACCTTTAGGCGCTCGGTATGGTCGCTTGAAGAACGCTACATTGACCTTGTTAGTGCGCATCCACTTGCGCAATCCTTGATCATCCTTCCAGCCGGCGATCTTAGCCACCTCTGTGACCGTATGCGTTCGTCTAAGACGCTCAACTAGCTGACCGATAGACTCGCCAGTCTCTCGCTCGTATCGCTTACACAGCATGTCACGGGCGGCATAGGAGGCATCGCGCGCATTCTTGATGGCCTCTGGAGTACGAGCGCCCCTATCCTGCATGGCGTTACACGTTCCCCACTTCGGCCAGTCAATCACTACGCCAGAACGGTTAATTAGGCCACGAAGACCTTGAGGATTCGAGTAGCCAATGATCTTGGCTGTTGTGTTCAGCGAGTAGTTATCAGCAGCAAAGCCGCGAACTACATCCCAAAACGGTTCGCCGTACTCGGCTTCGACTTCAGCAACTATTGACCTTGCCATACCTGCTCCTAATTCTTCTAGCCTCCCTCTCGGCGGTGTATTCGCCGCGAGGCTCCTTGTTTGCGCTGTCCTGCCCGTGCTTGGGCCAGTTGATACCGATACCGTGGCGAGCTTGCAATCGCCGGAACACATCCTGACCAGAGAACCCAAGGATCTTTGCGGTTGTGCCGCTTGCGTATCCATCTTTTGCAAACGAAGCCACAACAGACCAGAAGTTATCTTGGAATTCGTCCTCTACTGCTGCAATTATTGGATTTAGGTCGCGGCGCATCACCAAGTCCTATAGGTAACGATTTGAGTAATACATGTGACTGACACGCCGAACTTCTCGGCCAAGGCATTGTGACCTGCTATCGCGTAGATCCGCTTGATCTCCGCGTCCTTCCATTCTGCCAACTGTCGAATCTGCTCAACGTCTTCGTGGGTTAGCTTTGCTTGGCTGTTTACTTTTCTCATCACCCCTCCAGTCAGTGGATTGCCCCGTGGTTAGCGGGGCTTTGTTGTTACTCTTCGTCGTATCCGTCTGGTACTGGATTTCCGGTTTGCTCGGTGTACTGCTTATTCATGATGTAGCGAACATCACTATCAGCAGGCCCAAAGTCGGCGTTACCGTGGAACCATTGCAGGTATTCGAATTCAGCTTTCTGCTCGTCGGTCATTGTTTTCTCCTGTTATGGATTTGCGGCTTCGCCATTAGCTACGTGCCACTGTCTGTGATGTGCGGCGCATAGCCATCTAACGTTTAGCGGCTTAAGGTAATCATCGTGATGTGCGTGAAGACTGTCTTCTGATCCGCAATCTTCGCACGGCTGCTTGAACAAGTGGCCGCCCTTTATGGCATTGCCAATCATGGTGTGAGCTTTGTATTTGTTCGGATATTGCTCCCTGTACTCAGAAACGTATCCATCAGGCTGTCTATTTCCGCGAGCCCTATCGTACTCTCGGTAATAGTCGATTTTTTCAAGCCTGTTCCTTTTTACGCCATCCTTTCTGCAATCCTTGCAGGTTTTGTCGTTCGCGTAGAAATCAACGTCTAACTTTTCTATCTTGCATTTTTTGCACTGCATATACTTACGCCTCACGATTAAGGCGTAAGTATATCATAATGGAATTCGTTAGAAGGGAATGTCCTCGGAGAAGTCGTCAGCAGGTTGCTGCTGTTGTGGCGCTGACGAATTCTGCTGTGGCCGGGGTGCTGAGTTACCGCCTTCGGATTTCCCGCCAATCAGGTCAATGGTATTGACTCTCAATTGAACGTAACTTTTCCCGTCATGGTCGCGCATCGACATCTCACCACTCAGGGCAACCATCTGGCCCTTTACGAGATAGTCAACAAGCTTCGATTCCGCCTGCTTCCCCCAAAGTGCCGCAGCAACCCAAATGGTTTGGGCCTTCTCGCCGTATCCTGCCTTCACCGCAACGCTGAAGTTAGCAACCGCAGTGCCGCTGACGTTATTTACCTTAACGTCGCCGCCGAGATTTCCTGTGATGCTCCAGTTGTTCATTGTGCCGCCTCTTGTGGATTAACGATCTGTGCTTTTTGCTCGTCGGTCAATTTACCAGATTGCTCAACGCGGTCAATAATTTTCTGAGCGGTTGCCTTACCTTCTGCAATCAGCGCTAGCCAAGCTGCCAAGTTGTCGGCGAATTTCTGTGCGTCGTAGTAGGCGATTTCAAGCTTCTTGATCAGGTGCGGAGTTCGCTTGCCTCGCGTTGCTGTCAGCGACAAGGAAAGATCAGATTGCAGGTGCGACATGTGACTAACTCTAATGCCGCCAACCGACACGCCGCCGAATTTCACAGCGGGATCGCAATAAAGAGTCATTGACTTGCCTACCCATGACTTGCCGTCGTCACCCCATGCGCTAATGAGGGCACGTCTCATAGACTTGCATGGCCGCCAGCACTGGTGCCCGCCGCTGATATGAATGTCGATTGGTTGCTCCGCCGATCCCCTGCGAACGTCTGTAACTGTGACGGTGATAGGTCCCGCCAGAAGCGTGTCTGCGTTAAGTTGATCGCTCTTGGGTACGATCGTATCCCGAAGGCTGGTTACGTCACTCATCAAAAAACTCCTTTGTGATATAATTTAAGCACGGAAAACATATTAGGGTAAATCTGATGCTGAGTCTACAAGAAATTCGCAACAAATTGCAGGATGCAAACCTTTCTGCTGTCGCTCGGAAAATCGGCATGCCACAGCCTCAGATGTGGCGCCTGATGAATCATCCAGATCCGAACCCAACGATCAAGACTCTTGAGCGCGTGACTGCGTATTTGGAGGGGCGCTCGTGAAGTGTTTGCACATAATTAAGCGGTCAGACGCTATTACTGCTGGACTCAATAGTTACGTCAGCCACAACCTCTGCTCTAGGGGTCATTTTTCTGAGAGGAGATCTAGCTCTGGTAGCTGTCTAGATTGCGCGAGAATCTGGCAGGAGGAAAACAAAACACCAGAAAAAGCACGAAAATCCAAGAGATACAAGGACAACAGAGAGCAAATAAGAAGCCAGCAAAGGGAGTATTACTTAGAAAACAAGGAGAGGATAATAGAGAAGGTCACGTCATACCAAGCGGAAAACCCAGGAAAGGTTTCGGCATGGATGGCCACTAGATACATCAAGCACAAAGATAGGATTGATAGTAGAAACAAAGAATGGAGACTCAATAACCCGATAGCTAGACGGGCACAGGCTCAAAAAAGAAGAGCAATATCGGAAGGCGCAGATGGCAAATTTACTGCGGCAGAAATCAAGGATCTATTCTTGAAGCAAAGAGGCATGTGTGCAATATGCAGAAAAAAACTAAAGCAAGGCGGCTCTGAAAAATTCCACATCGACCATATACAACCAATCAGCAAGGGCGGATCTAACTGGATAACAAATATCCAGCTAGCGTGTCAGCCTTGCAATCTTAAGAAGAACGCTAAAGATCCTTTTGAGTTTGCCAAACAAAACGGGAAGCTTTTATAGCTTCCCGCTTCACCTAGTCCTCTAAATTCACCTCAAGGCCTTCCTCATAATTGCTTACGGCGTAATTAGGAAGGCCGATCTCCTCCTCGTCATCCTCGTAACTCGGCCACTCATCCCTGTCTAGACAGTTGGCGTACAACTCCAGCGCCTCACGATACAAAGCACGGGCAATCATAATAGCATCAGCATCAGGCTTGTAGCGCATAGCTGCGTGCGGCGATTGTTCCTCGACGGCGACCCATCGCATCACGTCCAGCTTCTCGCCAAACTGCCACTCCCATGCATCCATGTAAAGCGCGGCGCTAATGTGATATCCATAATTGTTGATCGTGCGCGAGAAGTCGTCACGGCCTGCTTTCTGGCATTTTTTTAAATCGATAGGTCGCCCTGCATCGGTCAGCTTGTCATATCGAACCTTTACCGGAACGCCTGTGATTGGATCTGTAGTGAACAGGCTCAACTCGTAACGGCCTGGCGCCTCGATCAGTTCTCGGCAATGACGATTTCGCAGAACGCCCTTCTGCATCCCAAGCACATTCTCATACTCCGCCGAAGTCAGCACTCGCTCTTTCGGATGATCCTTGCACGCAGCCTTGTACAGCGCCGACGTACGAGCATCACACTCAACCACCTTGTAATCCGTATCCCATCGATCCGACTCAAGAATTCGGCAGTGGATGGCGCTACCGATCTCCTTGGCCCGAGTAGCGTTGAACGGGTTAGGATAACGGAAGTGCGCAGGGCTTACGAGGATTCGCTTGAGCCCTGTACTTCCTACTGCTGGGTCAGAGTGGTAGTCGGAGTTAGAAAGGTTCTCGTGTAGGCCGATAGCGATCCGTGGGCGCTCCTTCGTTGCTGGCGATTCCTCTGCACCAATCCAGTCATCCTGCATAATCGTCATTGCGCCTTCCTCCAGCACTCAACCAATTGTAGGTATTTCTTCTTTTTGGAGCGCGTTATCCGATGCCCAAACTTATCAGCCTCGCCGATGATTGCTGTCCAGAGTGCGTCGCGGTAGGTCATCACATCCAGTCCTCGTTTACAGTCCCGAAAGTCAGAATGCCAGTTTCTTTTAATTCTTGCAACGAAACCCGCACAACAAGACTCGCATAACTAAGATTGTCTTCATGCATAAAGCAATTGATTGCTGCGTCCTTCAGGGCTTCCGGAAGACTCAAACCTGCTGGAATTACGTGCGGTGCCACACCAACAACCTTTGACCAAACAAACTCTCTAGACCATTTCATGCCGCAACCCTCAACTTAGCCTGATAAACCGCAGCCTTGCGCGCCTTCTTAGCCTTCCGAAACGCCTTAAGCTTGTCAATCGCCCGCTGCCGATGATCGTCCGAGACTGGGCCGTATACAGTGCAGTCAAGGTTGTAGCGGAATGGCGTTGAGGCTAGTGCGCGATGGTAGTTCGGACTAGCTAGCCAGGAGTTCATTGCTGCTCGCTGGATTGCCAAGGGGATGCACAAGACGCCTGAACGTCGAAGCTTAGCCAGTTGCAGAGTCGTGCCAATTGCTAGCGGCTTAGGCTGGTCGCGGTTGAAGAGTTTCGGGAATGCGGCTTGTAGGGCAAGAATGCCGGCGTTTACTTTCTCTTTGTGGTTCATAGCTGCGGCACCTGATCCATTTGCATCCAGTGAGTCACAGAGTCCAGGCACTGAGAGCGAGTCTCGCCAAACACATTCCAGTACTTGTTGCCGAACTCTGCAAGGTAGCCAGCTCCGTACCAGTTGCAGCCATGCGGATCGTGCATGTCGCCCGTGTTCATCCAGCGATCATTGTGGGCTAACGCGACAACCTGACCAATCTCTGGCAGTGACTCGTTAACGCTAATCCAGTTACTCATTTCAACCCCTCCTATTCGTGTTCCGTCACTCTATCCGCACACTTTCCTCGCGTCAACAAAAAAGGCCGAATCTTTTTAGGATTCGGCCTTATTGTTTTATGCGATCTGGGCTGATGCCAGTGTGGCGACTGAGATTGCTCGTTCCAGGTCTTTCGCAGCAATAGCCCCAGCGATTC